TGAAGCCATTTGGTGGTAAAGATGTTGAAGAATAGGGCCGGCTACCTGTTTTATCTGATTGATAATCATAGAATATCACGCCCAATTTTCTTCGCACTTCCAGTAGAAAAAATAAAATTTAACTAGGAATTTATTATGGATTTTAAGTCAAGATATAGTGGATATAGAGACGAAATACAAGAATATATGAATTATATTGTAGAATCTTTATTAGACAAGTATGGTGAAGTTTATCCTCATTATATTGTCAGTTTAGATGTTCTAGCAATGAATTTAGATATTATGTTTCAGGCTAAGGAGACTTTCAAGAATGAAGGTTTTCAGCATGCAGATCATCAAGGTAAACAAAGAAAGAGTGGAGCTGTCCAGGCTTTCAATACAGCTCAACAAGCAGCTATGAAGATTATGAATCAGTTTGGCCTGAACCCAATGAGTGCATCGAAAATAAAGGATAATAAAACTGAGAGAGATACAAAAAATTATCTTGAAGATTTAATGAATGGATGATAAGTATAAAGTACTTGATTTGTGTCTAGAAAAATATACGAAGTATGCATTTGATGTTTTAGAAGGAAGAGTACAGGCTGGTTATTATATTAAACTTGCTGCTCAAAGATACCTTGATTTTATGTTGAGAGATGACATGGAATTTAGGACAAAGATGGCTGATAAGCCAGTTAATTTCATCTCTAAGTTAAAACATACAGAAGGACAATTCTATAAAAAGCCATTCATTTTACAAGATTGGCAAGCATTTATGATATATGCTATGTTTGGTTTCTATTGGAAAGGAACTGACAAGAGAGTATGTAGAAATGCATATATACAGATTAGCAGAAAATGCGGAAAAACTTCACTTGCATCAGCACTTGCTCTATATGGTCTAATTGGAGATGGAGAGCCAGGTGCTGAGATTGATTTTGTTGCACCATCTCAAGAGCAGACCAGAATTGGTTTTAGAGCTGCAAGTAATTATGCTGAGTCTATTAACAGAAATGGTATACTTAATTGTTTAAGAAATACTATAACATTTGCACCGACTAAAGGTAGAATTAGGATGATGAGTAGTGATGCTAAGTTAGGTGATGGATTCAATCCACATTTTGCTATAACTGATGAATATCACGCATTGGAAACCAATGACTTACCAAATGTAATGATGTCAGGTATGGGTATGAGAAGAAATCCAATGATGATATATATTACTACAGCTGGTTTTAATATATATGGACCATGTAAAGAGTACAGAGATATGTGTGCAGATATTCTTTTAGGTAATAAGACTGATGATTCAGTATTTGCACTTATATATGAACTTGATAAAGGAGATGATTGGTTTGATGATACAAAATGGAAGAAAGCTATACCTAGTTTAGATATCACTGTAACAAAAGACTATATCTCACAGCAAGTTACTTTAGCTAAGAATAATGTAAGTATGGAAGTAGGCGTACGAACAAAGAATCTAAACCAGTGGGTAGAGACTTCTTCAGTTTGGATAAGTGATGAGGTAATCAAAAAGAATATGAAGCCAATACCAATTGAAGCATTCAATGGTCAGATTGTAAGTGCTGGAATAGATCTCGCGGCGGTAAGTGATTTAACTGTTTATTGTATAATGGCTACACCAGATGAGCATAGAGAGTTTGAACCAAATAAATATCTTTTCAAGTGTTTCTTTTATCTTCCTAGTGAGTGTCTTGAGAATAACAAGAACTGGCAGAAATACAGACAGTGGCAACAGCATAAGTATTTGACAGTCAATCCAGGTAATGTAACTGATTATAGATATATACTTGATGATATGATTAGTAGTATGGATAATTTCATGTTTAATGGAATCTATTATGATGCTTGGCAAAGTACTTTGTTTATAATAATGGCTGAAGAAGCTGGTCTTCCATGTACTCCTTTCAGTCAAAATATTGGAAATTTTACAAAAAGTGTAAAGACATTTGAGCTTCTTATGAAGAAAGGAGATATTATTTTAGATGATAATCCAATTACAAGATGGTGTTTTCAAAATTGCACTCTTAAAGAAGATCATAATCAAAATGTAAAGCCAATTAAGGAGAACAGAGAGAGTAAGATAGATGCAACTATAGCTATACTAGAAGCGCTTGGTGGATGGTTATCTGATGGTAATGGTGATGTAGAGATAGTGTAGTTGTAAAATTTACTAACATAAAATTGAATTTTTTAAAAAAGGTTCTATGATAATATAGTTAAACTATTTAATTATAGAACCTTATGAATAAAATATGTGGAATATATGAATTTATTAATATATTGACAGGTGATGTTTATGTTGGTCAATCTGTTGATATAAAAAGAAGATATAATGATCATGTTCTTAGAGGTGGTGATTCTTTAATTGATAAAGCAATTAAAGAATATGGAATTGATAATTTTGAATTTATTATTTATAAAGTAATTGATATAGATGGACTAACAAAGAAAGAGATTAAAGAAATATTAAATATAGAGGAAATAAAGAGAATTAAAGAATTAAATTGTTGTGTTAGTATATCTGGTCATGGATATAATAAATCTTCTGGTGGTGGAGGTTCTTCAAATTGTAAAGCATGGAATTTTGGTATTAGTTGTATAGGTCATCCTTGTTCTGAAGAAACCAAGAAAAAAATTGGTGATAAAAATAGAGGCAGAAAAAGAACACCAGAACAAAGAGAGAACATGAAAGGACCTTTTTCAGAAGAGCATTGTAAACATTTATCAGAAGCAATGAAAGGACGTAAAGCATGGAATAAAGGTAGAAACGATTATATTACAGATGAAGCATATAATAAAATGATTGAAGGTGGCATAAGAGGTGGACAGATTAATGGAGATAAAACAAGAGGAAAGCAACGTTCAAAAGAAGTATGTAATAATATATCAATTGGAACAAAAAAATCATTTGAAAATCCAGAAAGATATAATAAATGTTTAGAAACAAATAGAAATCCAGATAGATGTAAGAAGATATCCAATAAGAGAAAGAAGTGGTGGACACCAGAAAAGAAAGCTGAATCTTCTAGAAGACAAACAGGTGGATTTTATATGACAAATGGAATCATTGAAAAACCAATAAGAGTAATTAAATCTAAACAACCTGAATTATTTGCAGCTGGTTGGTATCGTTGTCATAGAGATGGTAGATCTTGGTAAACCAGATAAACTATATAAAAAAATATATAATAGTATTACATGCCAACAATTAACAGAAAACCAATACAACCACCTAAGGTTGAATATAAAAAAGAGTCAAAAGTCCATGCTCAAGAGTTTTATAATTCTCTTGCATGGAAGAGGTTAAGAGATACATATTTAAAGACTCATGCAATTTGTGAATGTTGTTTAGAGCACGGAAGAGTAATTCCTGCTACGGATATACATCATAAAGTCCCGTGGGATAGAGGTAAGACAGAAGAAGAGAAGTGGCAATTGTTTTTAAATGAGAAGAATCTTCTTAGTGTATGTGAGACATGTCACCATGCTCTTCATTTTAAAGATAAGCAGTATCATCTTTCAAGTCTTGATAGTCTTACAGATACAGAATATAGATATGCACATGGACTGAATTTCTTAAAATAGAAAGACCTATAAGATTTTCTTATAGGTGTTTTTATTTGATTATTAATTAATTATTTAAGAGTTGTAGCAGCGAAAGAGAATGCCATCCAGTATTTTCTATCAAGATTAATTAAAACATCTTTATATTCTTTAAGCAATGTTTGAATAGCATCTCTACCCATAAAAAGAAATGGGTTTTCAGATGGCTTGAAGTTGCCATTATCTTTAGTTTCTCTGTAGTGCATAGCACAATTAAAAGCTTGGTTGAGAAGGTCGATGAATCTTTTATCCATATTTATTTAATTTTTAATGGTTTAACTTATTGATTATTAATTGTTTAATTATTTTAAAATTTCATTAATATCATTTATTGTAATATTATCATTACAAATAAGAAAATCTTTTCCTACAAATGCCGATACTATTAATTCACCATTAATAACATTTCCTCTAACTTTTAATCTTCTTCTATATCCTTTTATATATCCATTAAATTTTGTTTTGGCTTTTACTGTTACTTTGTTATATTCATATGTATCATCAGGTTGTAGACATGGATCTAAGTAAATATATTCTTCATTAAATACTGGTTTAAACTCTAGTCCAATTACCTCATAATTTCCATTTTCAAGTTTATTTGCTTTCTTATTCATAACTAATTATTTTTAATTGTTTAATTATTTTATAATGAATTTATATCAATAACTGTATAGCGGCCATGTCCTTCCCAAATAATTGTATATTCATCATTATTTTGTTTTACATGTACCCAATTATCCATAAGTCCATCTCTATAAAGGCTCATATTCGTTGTGTCGATATTCTCTTTTTTCATCCAACGAATTACCTTTTTAACGATATCCATAATCTGTAATTTTTAAGAGGGTTTAACATCATCTTTACATTAATAATATAGGACCTTTTTCTAAAAATTCAGAATTAGTTTAAAAAAGTTGAATAAAAATTATATATAATTCTATATTAAACATATAATAAGCAGCTTATAAATATATTCCTATACTAGTAAATGGGAATTTTTCGTAATAATCGTAATAAACCTGTTCAAAATAATGTTGAAATAAGAGAAGCTGAGCCAACTGAGAGCTATACTGTTCCTGTTGGACTTGATTTCTTGACACCATATCTCAATAAAGGTGAAGCTACAGCTGTCTCTTGTTTTTTCGCTGGAGTACAATTGATTTCTAATACTATAGCAAGTATACCTATTCATGTAAGAGAGTATTCCAGTGGTGATATTTTTTCTCATCCTATAGATCTTGCATTTGATAATTCTATCCAGAGTAGGTTCACTATACTTAAACAGATTATATGGGATTTATATATACATGGAAATGGAGTATGCTACATTTCTAGAGCAAGTGATGGTACACCAATAGAACTTATATATGCACCAAATGGTTCATATTCAATAGTTTATACTGAAAAACCTAGAAAACTTTATTATTTATTCCCTAATATCACTTCTAAGAAAGTAGAGCCAATCAATGTTATTCATCTTGTACTTAATTCTAAGGATGGTGTCAATGGTAAAGGCGTCCCGATTTATGCTAAGAAACTTCTTGACATAGCACTTGCCACTGATTCACATGCTAAGAATTACTTTGAGAATGGAGCTAATATTGATGGTATTCTTAAGTCATCTAAGCCACTTACAAGTCAACAGAAATTAGATATAAAACAGTCTTGGCAGACTGTCCACGGAGCTGGCAAATCTGGTGGAATTGCTGTTGTTGGTGGAGATATGGAATATTCCCCTATTGGTAGTAATGCTAATGATGCTCAGATGATTGAATCTAGAAAATGGAATGCTGAAGAAGTGTGTAGATATTTAAATATCGACCCTATTCTTGTTGGTATTAACTCAGGAACTAGTTATAATAGCATAGAACAAGCACAACTTGCATTCTTAAGTCATTGTATTTATCCACTTATATCATTGATAGAGAATGAGTTTAATAGAAAACTCTTAAAACCAAGTGAAAAGAGCAAGTTATATATTGATTTTGACGAAAATCATATAATGTTTTCTGATAAGAGTTCTACAGCTGTTTATTATGCAACTCTTGTAAAGAATGGTATTCTTACAATTAATGAGTGTAGACATAATTTAGGTTATAATCCAGTAGATGGTGGTGATAAAAACATGATACCATTCACAGATTTAAGTCAGAATACACTTCAATCAAATAATAAAGAAGGTGCTGGTAATAAAAATACTAATGATAAAGAAGACAATGAATAAGATATATAGAAATTTTCAAGAGATTAGAGCAAATGAAGATTCAAGAACAATAAGTGGTTATGCAGTTGTATTTGATTCTTGGTCTAGGGATCTCGGTGGTTTTACTGAAATAATTAGACAAAGTGCTATCAGTCAAGAACTTTTAAATGAGTCCGACGTGATTGCAAATATCAACCACGATGATAATATGATGGTAGCAAGATGTAAAGAAGGTGAAGGTACACTTAGACTATCATTAGATGAGCATGGTCTTGCTTTTGAGTTTGAAGCTCCAGAGACAGAAAGAGGAAATCAACTTCTTTGGGATATAAGAAATGGTAATTTATATGAGTGTAGTTTCTGTTTTGCTCTTCCTGACAATGATACATGTCAAAGATGGTTTAGAGGTGAAGATGGTTCACTTAAGAGAGAAATTACACAGATTGGATGGCTTCATGATGTAAGTATTGTTACAGTAGCTGCTTACCCTGCAACAAGTGTTGATAATAGAGAAGCCATTGATATTGAAGCAATTAAAAGAAGTCTTGATGAAGCTGATGAAGAAGCTAAAAGAGCTGAAGAACAAGCAAGAAAAGATGAAATAATTGCTACTCTTGATATAAGATTAAATGATTTTTATAAAAATATAAGCTTATAATTTATGGCAAAATATAATAATACTCTTGAATATCAAGACGCTATTAATCAATTAGTTAAGCGTAATTCTGATATTATTAAGCTTGCTAAATCAGAGTCTAGAGAACTTTGTGATGAAGAAGACAAAGAATTCACAGACAATGAAGAAGAAATAAAAGAGCTTCAGTCAGAATTAGATGAATTAGAAAAATCTTTGGAAGATCCTAATAAGGATGACGAAGAACAAAAATCAAATAAAAATATTAACGTTAATAAAATGGAAAAAACTAATTTTTCAATTGTAAATGAAATAAGATCAGCAATGGAAACACACAAGCCTATTATGCTTAATAGAGCTGCTATGACAGCTGGTGATGAAGGTGAAGATGTTGTTGCAAAAGACTTATGGAATGTTTGGGAACCACTTCGTCAGGAAAATGTTCTTGTTAATGCTGGTGCAAGACTTTACACTGGCCTTGAAGGTGATGTACAGATTCCTATTTTCAGTAAAGGTCAAGTTGGTTGGAAGGGTGAAATCGACGGTGCTGATGATGGAAACGGAAGCTTTACCTCAGTTGCTTTATATCCAAAGCGTATAACTGGTAAATTCCCTATCTCTCTTCAGTTCCTTGCACAGACTACTCCTGATGTAGAAGCTGCTATCAGAAATGATATTGCTCTTGCATTTGCTGAAAAGATTGAAGAAACATTACTTGGTAAAGTTGATGGTTCAAATACACAGCCTAAAGGTCTTTTCTATGGTGTTACTCCTGTAACAGTAAATACATATGCTGATTTACTTGACATGGAAGCTGGTGTTGAAGAAGATCACTTCAAGAATTGCAAGTATGTTGTATCTCCTAAGGCAAAAGCTGCTCTTAAGGCTATGATTAAAGGCACAAATGCAACTGGTATGGTAATGGAAGGTGATGCAGTTGATGGAACACAGGCATTTGTAACTTCTAATGTAGAAGCTAAGAAAGGTCTTTATGGTGCATTTGATAACCTTGTTATCGGTATCTGGGATAACCTTAGAATTGATGTTGTTGCTGACTCTGCAACTCTTGCAAATGGTCAGATTATGATCATCCTTAACGGTTTTGCTGATGCTAAACTTGTTAGAGATAATGCTCTTGTTGCTTTTGATACAACTGTTGCTTAATTAAAATATGACTCCAAGTAGGGGTAAAATCCTGCTTTTCTATCATATTCTTTCCGAAGGGGTAAGTCCCTTAAGATTTACCCCTTCTTTTTTTAAAACAGATATATGACACACTCAATACATGAAATACTTAAATTTAGAAATAATTAAAAATCATTTAAATTTAGACCAAAATTTTGATGCTGATGACTTCTATTTAAATGCGTTATATGATGTAGCTGTTGAGGCTGTGTCAAAATATATTGATGTTCCATTATCTCAGCTTGAAGATGAGAATGGAAAGTTACCACCATCTGTTATTCATGCTATGTTACTTCTTATAGGTACTTGGTATAGTGTCAGAGAGAGTGTTTCAGCATCTAATATGATGCCTGTTCCACATGCAGTTGAATTTTTGTGTGATTTGAATAGGGATTATCGTATAAATAAATTTGAATAATTCGTTATGGCATGGGCTGGACTCTTTAATGAGCAAGTTGACATATATGATTTTGTTAAGATAAAGACAAAGCAAGGTATTGTATCTGAAGAGCTTAAGTTAGTATATTCAACTAGAGCAAAGGTTTCTCATGCATCTGGTAGCAGAAAGGTAATAAATGATCAAATACAGACTCCATATGTAAAGACATTTGTTCTTAGAATATATGTACCAATACAGGACACAAGTTGGATAAAATACCAAGACAAGTATTATCAAGTTACAAGTATAGATGTTGACAAAGTATTACAACAGCAAGTTGTTATAGCTGAATTAGTTACTGATTACGATGGATAATGGACTTGAATGTAATATAAAGGCAGTATGGGAAGATTTTAAAGTTCTTACTGCAAAAGAAATGGACATGGCGGTAAAATCTGCACTTAGAAGAGGTGCTGCTCAGATTAAGAAAGAGACTGTTTCTAATGCTAAGGCAGGTATAAAGACACACAATAATCCGCATTGGTATAATGGTCAAAGAATTGAGTACAATGATGATATTACAGATGCTGTAAGAGTTGGTAAGATTGAAGATAATTATGATTCAGATGAATTAAGTATAAAAGTCCATGTAATGGGAACTAGAAATACTAATTCTGGTACATATAGATTTAGATTTCTTGAAAAAGGAACTAAAAACAGAAAAGCAAAGACTTATAAAGGTAGACCTCTTAAAAAAGAGAGAAATTTAGGAAGTATTGCTCCAAGAAGATGGTTTGCTAGTGCGAACAATTCAGTAAATTTAGACAATATCTATTTAGAAGCTATTGAAAGAGCTATAAATAATATAAATAATGGAAAGAGATGAGACAACACAGTATAAAGACTACATATTTAATACATGAATATTTGGTTTCTAATCAGGATTTAATGAAGATAATACCAGAAAGTAACATTTTTCTAGTAGTTGGAGAGCCTGAAGCTGTATTTCCTTATGCTGTCATTACAAGGACAAGTATAAAGACACCAGCTCAGACAAATAAAGATTATAATGAAGATAGTGTAACATTCAATATAAAAGTTTATTCTGATAAATATGACTCAAGTGTTGATATAGCAGACATGATACGTTTACTTTTAGAGAGGAGAGTCATACAAGACAATCTTATCAGAATATCAAATATAGAATTGACTTATTGTTCAGAACAATGGATTGGGGATGCATATCAACAGAATATGGATTTTCAATGTATAGTCGAAAACATATAACTATAAAAATATTTACGTAAATACAATGTCAAAACAAAGAATTCAAGGTAATGACCTTATGTTATTCAATAAAGACGGTCACTCATTAGCATTCGCAACATCTCACACTTTAAATATTGACGTTGAGATGCAAGACATTAATGATAAGGATGCTGGAGCATATGGTAAACAGCTCCCTGGCAAGATTAACTGGAGTATAAGCACAGACAACATCTATTCTACAGATGAATTCTACAACTTAAGCAGTGTTCTTGCAGCTAAAGAGCCTGTTAAAGTATACTTTGGTCTTAAGAGTGGATATGAAGGATCAAATGAATTTGATGCAACTGCTGTTGTAAATGACCCTTCAACAGATGCTACATACTGGGTACCAGATGCAACTAATTATGTATCATATGGTTACTGC